ATAAAGATGAATGGTGTAAAGAAAACGATGATAAAGAACGGCTTAAGTTAGCAATAAAGCATATTGCTCATAAAAATATTCAAATGATTCCTGAATGGAAGAGAGAAAATCCGAATTATAAATTAGACGAAGGAAAGGCAAATGATAATTATTTGAAAATTGTTATGCAGTCTATGGGAGGTTCTGATAAACAAGAAGACTCTATTTTTCAGGATAAAATTATTTCCAAAATAGCGAAAAACGTGGCTATTGATAAGGATATATAAATTCTAGAATTTCTTTTGGAATTTCCAGAATTATCAAAAATTCAAGGATTTCTGTATGGGAAAGTCAAAAGGGAATTGAAAAATGGACATTTTTAAAATGTCCAAAATTGAAAAGGCCCAAAAGACTTTTGAAAAAAACATGTTTTTACTGCATAATTTAAAAATAAGCTTTGGTGACCAAAAAAATAATTTTTATAACGAGACCATAAATTTTAAAATACTTTTTATGAAAAGGATTTAGGGGTTTTTTCTGTTGATAGATTATGTCAACATTAGCAACAGAAAAAACCCCTAAAAAACCCCAAAAATTTTCATGTAATATTTGTTATTTCTTTACGTCAAACAAAAAAGATTTTGAACGACATGTTCTTACGAAAAAACATAAAATGGGTAATTGTCAACAAAAATCAACAAAATTACCCCAAATTACCCCACATGATTTTACATGTGAAAATTGTAATAAAACATATAAAGAACGTACTGGATTATGGCGACATAAAAAGAAGTGTATCCAAGAAAATAATGTAAATTTTATCAATCTATGTGAAATTATTGATCAAAAAAAAGGAGATGTAAATGATAATGTAGACCATAAATTAAATTTATTGAATGAAATGTTTCAAGCACAATTGAGGGAAAATCAGGATTTCAAAGACATGATGTTGGAACAGAACAAAACAATGATAGAATTATGTAAAGAAAAATCTATTACTATGAATAATAATTCCAATAATAAAACTTTTAATTTACAAGTTTTTCTGAATGAAACATGTAAAGATGCAATGAATATTATGGACTTTGCGAATTCATTAAAAATACATTTATCCGACTTGGAAAATGTTGGTACTATTGGATACATTGATGGAATAACAAATATTGTAGTAAAAAATCTAAAAAAATTGGATATTTCAAAAAGACCACTTCATTGTAGTGATATTAAGAGAGAAGTTTTATATATAAAAGATCAAGATAAGTGGGAAAAAGAAAACGATGATAAAGATACACTTCGGCAAGCAATTAAACATATTGCTCATAAAAATATTCAAATGATTCCGGAATGGAAGAGAGAAAATCCTGATTATAAATTAGATGAAGGAAAAGCCAATGATAAATACTTGAAAATTATTATGAACTCAATGGGAGGTTCTGATAAACAAGAGAATATTGTTTATGAAAATAAAATAATATCTAAAATAGCGAAAACGGTCACAATCAATAAAGATAGTTAATATTCACAAATAATTATATTTAGATATATAATATGATTAAAAAACTACATCTTACATGTAAAGACAAAAATAATATTAATAATGAGACATGGAAAAGATGTATTGAAAAATACAGAGAAATATATAATGATTATGAAATTATTATATACGATAATGAGGATATTTATAATATTGTCAAAAGTAACTTTCCTCAACATTTAGAAAAAATAAAACAAATTAAAATTGGCGCTGTTTTAGCTGATGTATTTCGATATTTAATTTTATATTTAGAAGGAGGAATATATTCAGATATGGATTGTGAACCTTTGAAAAAAATAGATGATCTTGTTTCTGATAACCATCTGTTTTTCCATGGAGGAGATGATAACTTTATCTATATTTATCCTAGAAATAAAAATATTATTAATAATACGTGTGACTTTTATAAAAATATTTGTAATAATTGTGAACTTCAACCAAGCCATTTTCCTATTAAAAAATATAAATGTCTTGGTCATAAAATAAACAACGCTTCTGTTTTATTATCTTATGAATATTCCAAAGACTGGATTAATTATTCGAAAGAACTTTACGATAGTAATTTAAAATTTACAAGAACTTATAATGGAGTATGTGTTTGTCAATGGTTTATGATTAGTAAAAAACCAAAACATCGTTTATTTTTAAAAATGTATATTAGTTGTACTTTAAATATAGATAAATTAATTAATTTGGATAAAAATAATAGTAATTTTCAATTTTATGTATTAAATTTATCTGGTCCAATAGCATTTACAAAAATGATTCATCATAATATGTCTGATGAAATATTTGTTTTACCTTCAGATTTTTTCTGCTGTGGATCCTGGAATCATTCTGTTCCACAAACAAAAAATTCTTTTGTTAAACATCATTTTACTAGTGTTTGGATATAAAACCACTTTGCTTTAAGTTGTTTAAGCGAATTATTATTTAATTCAAAAACATACTTAAAGATCGACCAATCACATCGATTATATTTATGTTGAAATGAATATAAAGATAACTATATAATAAATTTATATAGTTATTAAGTTATGACGGAATATGAATTCAAAAAAGATAAACTAGTGTTATATTTTGAGGAAGACTCAGAATTAGATCAAGAGGAGGATGGCTTTTCTGAGTTAAGATGTTATATTATGTATGATCAATATGAAAAAGAATATTTTATTACTGGTAAAAAACAAGATGATTCTTCTGAAGATTTCAGGTTTTATTGTAAATCTATAAAAGATACATATATTTTTTTAACTCATATAGTTGATAGTTGTAGTAAAATAAATCTTTCTTTATTAAATTTTAGTAATATACCAAATGATGATGATAATAATGAAAATTATTATTCTTTGGAAGGTTATTCTGAAAACGAAGGGACAGAAATTGTAACTTTTTGTGATTGTGTTGACTCCGCTTCTAGAACAACCTATGATAGTACCAATCATTTATATATATTTCTTAAAATGTTGAAAAAGGTAAGATATTAGTTAGACTTATTGTTATTTTATTTAATGTAAATATAATAAATAATATCATAAGTTGAATTAATGTATTTTATTTTGGAAGTGTAAATGATTTTATTAGAATTACAAATTTGACGCAAAACAGTTGTAAAACTATTATACGTTAAATTTTTTTCCAGATATTTTTGTTTAGATGAATGATAAAAATCTTTACATTCTTCTAAAAATTCTATTATTTTATTATTAAAAACTCCTTTTTTAAATGCGTCTTTATTCAAAATATAATTTTTATCCGTTTTACTACATATTAAATCAAGTAATTCATATAATTTATTTTTTGGAATAATGTTTTTAAATATTTGATTAGACATGTTTTATATAAATAATTATTATTATTAAAATAATTATTTATTTAGAAAATTATATTTATTTAGAAAATTATTTTTGATTACTTATTTAGTGTATTTACTAGATTATTCGTAAATAGTGCTAATTCAATTTCATCTTCATGAATATTATGAAAAATGGTGATATATTTACAAATAAAAGGTATAATTTCGTATTTTTCATTTTCATTTAGACAAACTGTGTTTTTAACAAATAAAAAATAATTATCTAAAATATCCATTACGGAATATCCTTTATCGAATATTTCATAAATAGTTTTGATTGCTTCATTTAATAATCCTTTTTTTATTAGATTTGTATATTCTTCAAAAGTATAAAAGTTAATATTTGTACAAACTTTATTTGCTAATTCAAGTGTAATTGTTTCATTTAATAGTTTAAATTTTTCCATATAATTTATTAATGTTTTTACTGTATTATTGGAAACATTTAAAATAAATTCTTCTGCTTCTGGTTCAAGACAAATATTTTCTATAGATTTAATTTTATTCATAATTTTATACATTTTATCTCTTTCTAGAGATTTTATTTTAATTATAATAAATCTAGATTGAAGACTTTCAATTACTTTTTGAATATTTTTACAAGAAGCAATAAAATGAACATTGTGAGTATATTTATCTATACAGTTACGAAAAACCTGCTGACTTTGTTCATTAATTAAATCAATGTCGTCCAAAACAACCATTTTTTTCTTTTTTTTAATAGAAGAACAAATTTGACAAAAAGTTTTTACATCATTGCGGTAGTAATTGATTCCTTGTTCTTTTAAGTTATTAATATGTAAAATATTCTCATCATCGAAATTATTTTTTAGATCATTCTTATAATATTCTTTGATGATAGCCTTTAATAAAGTTGTTTTTCCACATCCAATATCACCAATAAGTAAAATATTCAAGTTATCAATTTGAATAAGAGTATTTAGTAATTTAATTATTTCACTATCTATTTCAAAATCTTTAAAATAAACTGGTTGAAATTTATGTATAAATAACGTGGTTTCTTTAAGTTCAGCTGAATTCATTTTTTTTATTTCTTCCATTAATAAATATTATACGTTAATAAATATTTAAGTATATCTCTAGGAATATTATTATTGTATAAATGTCTGAAAATTTTTATGATATACTTGGTGTTTCTGAAAAAGCGTCTCAAGATGAAATTAAAAAAGCTTATAGAAATTTATCTTTGAAATATCATCCAGATAAAAATCCTGGCAATCCAGAAGCTATTGGAAAGTTTCAAAAAATTAGTGAAGCATATGAAAATATTAGTACTTCTGAAAAAAGAGCTAAATACGATGCTTCACGTCGTAATCCTTTTATGAATCAACTTGGGCATGAAATGCCATTTACTAATATAGATGAAATATTTAATTCTTTTTTTGGCGGAGGTCTAGGAGGAGGAGGAAATCCATTTGGTGGTGTCTTTGAAATGAATACGAATGATCCTTTTTCCCATCATATGGGAGGAGGACCAAAAGTACATATTTTTCAAAATGGTCAAGGAGGACCAGGAATTCATTTTGTTAATATGAGTATGAGAGGTCAGCAAAAACCTCCGCCAATTATAAAAAATGTTATCATAAACATGGAACAAGTATTAAATGGTACTACAGTACCTGTAACTGTTGAAAGATGGATTCTTGAAAATGGAAATAAAATATTTGAAAATGAAACTGTTTATGTTCCTATTCCAAAAGGAATCGATGATAATGAAATCATTGTTTTAGGAAATAAAGGAAATGTAGTGAGTCAGGACATAGCAGGAGATGTTAAACTAGTGATTAAAGTGGAAAATGACACGGGTTACGAAAGAAACGGATTAGATTTACTTGTACATAAGAATATTTCTCTCAAGGATGCTTTATGTGGATTCACTTTTGAATTGAAATATGTCAACAACAAAACCTACACTATTAATAATTCTAGTGGAAATATTATTCCACCTGGTTATCGAAAAGTTATTCCAAATATGGGTTTGACGAGAGAAAATCATGTCGGTAATTTAGTTATTGTTTTTAATATTATTTTTCCTGACAAATTGAATGAAGAAAAAATGAATTTATTGAGAGATATTTTGTAAATATATAATATATGTCATATTCAGTTTTAATAGCTGGTTTAAGTAGTCCACATGGTATTGCTTTAGATAGTTTAGGGAATATTTATGTTGTTAATAATAGTAATGGGACTGTTGGTAAATATAATTCTAGTGGAATAGCAATCATTTCTACTTTTATAACTGGTTTAAGTAGTCCCCAAGGCATTGCTTTAGATAGTTTAGGGAATATTTATGTTGTTAATAATAGTAATGGGACTGTTGGTAAATATAATTCTAGTGGAATAGCAATCAATTCTACTTTTATAACTGGTTTAAGTAGTCCTCAAGGAATTGCTTTAGATAGTTTAGGGAATATTTATGTTGTTAATAATAGTAATGGTAGTATTGGTAATGGTACTGTTGGTAAATACAATTCTAGTGGAACAGCAATGAATACTAGTTTAATATCTGGCTTAACTAATCCATATGGTATTGCTTTGGATACTCAAGGAAACATTTATGTTACTATTCTAAATGGTAGTAATACTGTTGGTAAATATAATTCTAGTGGAACAGTAATAAGTTCTAGTTTTATATCTGGTGGTTCTTTGTCGCAGCCAATTGATGTTTCTTTGGATATTCAAGGGAATATTTATGTTGCTTTTCATGGATTGAATACTGTTGGTAAATATAATTCAAGTGGAACCGTAATCAATAATAGTTTAATTTCTGGTTTAAGTGGAGTATGGAACATTGTTTTAGATAGTTTAGGGAATATTTATGTTACTAATAATGATAACGGTACTGTCGGTAAATATACAATACCAGTGCCACCGCCTTGTTTCCTAATTGGTTCAAAAATTCTAACAGATAAAGGTTACATTCCAATTGAGGATCTGAGAAAAGGCGATTTAGTCAAGACTTTGAAAAATGATTATTTGCCAATTGTCTTGATTGGAAAATCACCTATTTATAATTCGGGCGATTTGGTTAGATTAAAAAACCGATTATATATTCTTCATAAACATTTATTTCCTAGTTTGACAGAAGATTTGGTTTTAACTGGATGTCATAGTTTACTAGTGGATGGATTATATAAAGAACAAATATTTGAAATGGGTGGACCAGATGGAAGACTTTACAAAACAGATGATAAATTACGTTTATTCACTTGTTTTGAACCTAGAGCTATTCCTTACCAAGAAGAAGGAACCTTTACTATTTATCATTTAGCTTTAGAATCTGATAATGATGAAATTAATTTTGGTATTTGGGCAAACGGGTTGTTAGTAGAGTCCTGTTCTAAGTCGTATTTAAGAGACTTTTCTGGTATGGAATTTATTGAATAAATCTACTTTTGAGAAAAGTAGAGCAAAAATGAATTTATTGAGAGATATTTTGTAAAATAAGTATTTAACAAAAAACTAACTTAAAGACACTTTAATATAAGTATTTGGTGGAAACACCTTTATAGACATTAGTAGGCTAGTGGTAAACTGCTTGCCTACCAAGCAAGCGTCCTGGGTTCGATTCCCAGCTAATGTAACCACTTTTAAAAAATCTACTTTTAGAAAAAGTAGAGCAAAATCTTTTTGTGTTTATTAAATTAAAAATTATAACTTTCATTAATTATAATTTTTAATGAGTATTTTTTGCTCCACTTTTTTTAAAAGTAGATTTTTTAAAGTGGTTATATATATAAATGGCAGGTAGACCAAGAATAGTGAGAAATATACAATCGTATGTGAATCATATCGATAATAATACTTTTTCAGGCCCAATGAAGATGGGAACGAGTCCAAGTGTAGGAGTAACTCATTACTATTGGCACAATTATCAAAGTTTATGTAATCAAACCGCTGGAAAGAAAAAGAAAAGTTATGCTAATATGGTTTTCCTAAACTTAAATCCCGCAAGAACACCAGTATCTGCTGCTTTTCCTCAATCTCAACATGCTTTATTCTGTAATTATCCAGGAAAATGTCAAGGATTATCTAATTACGAAGCAGCACAATTTGCTGGAAGTAAAATGGCGAGATTTTTTACCGATTATAAAGTTAATACTTCGAATCAATGTTCTAAACCTTAAAGGTGTAAAACTTTAAGATAAAAATGTGTAATTGTAATCTTAAAAGGTATAAATTTTAAATTGTAAACCTAAAAGGTATAAATTTAAGGATGTAAGTTAAAATTGGTGTAGATGGTATAAGGAGAAGGAACTTGCTGATTCATACTTAGATTTTTATAAAAAGGTCCACATGTTTGTGATTTATTACATGAAGTAGCAAGACGTAATTTGGCTCTTCTATTCGCAACACTATTTCCTCCTACACCCGATCCAGAAACATATTTATTATTTACATTTTGAGGCTGATTACATATAACTCCATAAGCTGGATTTTTTCTTCCTCCACTTCCTCCCTTCTTTTTATATAAAAATCCATAAGGTCCATACCATAATTGTCCACCACCACTTGTACCAATATTAGGAATAGTCATTATAGTTTATAACTATAAAATATAATTGTTATAAAAATATTTTATAACAATTATTTACACTTTTTCTAAATAATAAAAAATAATCTATAAATAAAAATAAAATCTATGATATTTTACGTGTTGGAATTTCAGAACTTACAATATAAATCGAATTTTCGGTAATAATGATATATTCAGAACCACTTTTATAAAATTTAGCGATAGAAGAAGTATACTCATCTTCACTTTTCACTAACAATTTCTCTCCATTTTCTTTTACGCCAATAAGCGCCTTTTTATCTAAAGAAGTTGTCCAATAATCAAATAATATCGGTTTATCTTCTACAATACTTAATTTACAGGCATGCTTTAAAGTAATATCACCTGGAAGTCTATAGTTAGAATCAGCCGACAAAGTATTCGCGTTAGCATTACCAGAGGTTCCATTGGTTAAACCAGCTGTATTGGTAGGAGTATTTTTAAATTCAGACATTTATTTATATTATATGAAATTATTAATCTTTAAATACTTATTTGAATTATTATTTTAAATTTATAAAATATAACAAAAGAATGAAATCTCTTACTCAAAATAATTATTCACTATTTCATACAGAAAACTTTTGTAAAAAATTACAAGATAAACCCATTGATATTTTAAATAATTATTTTAAAATAATCATGGAATATTTACAATATATGTTTGAAAATATTAAAATAAAGAATATTAATTATTATAGATTTATCCTTATTCGAGGAATTGAGACGATTAATAATGTATTTAATTATATTCTTTTTTACACTCAAAATTTAGAACTTACTATTTACCATATTCAAAAATCTTTTTATTTTTACGTAGAATTTATTCAACAAACATCTTCTGAACAAAATGTATTTTTAGAATTATCATCGAGAGATGCCACAATGTATGTTTATAGAAAAACCATTTTTGAATTAAATAATGAATTCAGAAAAAATTATGTATTGAACAATAAAGAAACCAATGAAAAAATAGATGTTGTTAATAAGTATTTGGAGACTTTAAAGGCTATTATATATAATATTTTATGTAAAAATGAATTTTATGAAAGTTCAGAAATAAATAAATATTTAGGTTTATATCAAGAAATCGGAAAAAAGTTTATTTCCATAAATCTGAGTTTAGAACAATTAACTTTTGTTTGTTTATTTCTTGAAAAAATAAATAGTAATAAAATAAATTTAAATGCTTTTTTAGAAATATTAAATTTACTTCTGAAAAAAATAACGAAAAATTCTCTCTTTATGACTAATGATAAAAATAAAAATAAATTATTTCAAAATGAATTCATTGAATTAGTCTCAGAAAATCCGATTCAGAATCAAAATCCAATTCTGATCCCAGATAAAATTATATCTTTCATTACGGAGTAATAATATTAACAGTAATATTTTTTTTTCTGATTTTATTCTTTTTATCTTTCATTAAAGGATTATTAGTTAACAAATTCATATTTTTTTGACAAATTTTGTTGTATTCATTCGTCAAAATTATTTTTAAAAACTCATAAATAATATATAAGACATTTTCGTCGCATTTGCCTACAATAAGTACACTACCAGTTCTAAAAATCATAAAGGAAATTTCTTTTACATTTACATATAAATTTTTATTTTCTTCCGAAATTTGAATTCCAGTTTGTATTCCTATATCTGGATTATAATAAAATTTAGATTGAATTCCTGGATACGAGCATGGATCATAAATACATTGAATATTATATTTTATTTTTAATATATCATATAAAATTTCACGATTAATGAAAAATCCACAGTTAAAATTAGAATTAATTAAAACAGTTTCATCAGAGTCAGGTTTATAATCAAGTTTATCATCAAAATAAGGTTGTAAAGTATCAATAATCATTTTTAGCACTGTCTGAAAATTTTCTTCTTTTTGAATACCCGGAATTTCGATTTTCCCAGTATTGAAAATCTTTACATGAAATTCCTTGAATGTATTTTCTACTTTTACTCTGAAAATTAAGACAAAACAATTATAAAAAGCACTTTTTCTTTTACATCGATAACTCATAATATCTTTTTTAGAAATACCAATAGTTATTTTACGAATATCTTTAAATTTAATACGACCATTTGGGTTATCAATATTTGTCATTACATATTCTTCATAAAATGTCTCTCTCGTTAACTTCTCTTTAATGATATTCAATTCTTCTATACATAAAGAATTTAATTTAATTTGTTTTTTAATAACACCATTACTTGGTAAAGCATATGGAATAACAGGAATTAACCAAAAGATTGTTTTCAAATCAATGAATTGATTTAAGTAGGCTATTTTTGTTTTTGTGGAAATATAAATATTGGAAGCTTTAGGAACTAATTCAGAATCTTTTTCACAACTATTTAAATAATTTTTTTTTTCAGAATCATTATTATAGTTTTTAAAATATGCATCATCATCTTCATCATCTTCTTCAGACGAATCTTCATTATCATCTTTGAAATTTTTAAATTTTTCCCATTCATCATTGATATTCATATTCATTTCTAATTTAAAACTACTTATTTCTTTAAATTCTTTATATTATTTTATTTCAATTATATTTTAATCTAACTATAATTTAGAGCATTCTAACATGAATGATAATTATAATGATTCTATATACGAAAAAAAAAGTCCAAAATTAGAAAAATCATGTAATATTAAAATAAATAATAAAATAAATGAATACGAAATAAGTAACAATTTTTTTAATCCCAATAAAAGTTCACCTCCAAATGAATTTATGAATAAGTTATTACAAAGAATTAAATGC